AAAAAACATCAGACTTGAAACGTTTAAGGAATTACAGGGAAACCTTAAAGAACTTTCAAAAGCGAATTATGAAAAGCTAAAAGCAAGTATTCTGAAATACGGCTTTTCGTTTCCTGTTTTCTGCTACAAACAAAAAGATACTCATTACATTCTTGATGCACACCAGAGAATCAAAACGTTAAAGCTGTTACAAGAAGAAGGATATTACATTCCAGACTTACCGACAGTCTTTATTGAGGCAAAAGACAAAAGAGAAGCAAAGGAAAAACTATTACAGCTTAATTCTAACTACGGTAAAATTACCGATGAGGGATTGTATGAGTTTATGAACGAACCTAACTTTGAAATTGATGCGGAATTTTTAAAGCAGATTGATTTACCTGATATTGATTTAGAAAAGTTTGAGCTTGGATATGTAGAATCAAACGAAGATAGAGAAACAAGTGCAAAATCGCAGGAAGTAACCTGTCCCGAGTGTGGTCATAATTTTTTAACATAAAACAAAATACTATGCCTATTCCATATATGGGAAGTAAACGAAAGACAGCACAAAAAATTTATCAAACAATTATAAACTTTAATCCTAATGGAAAAATATTAGTTGATTTATTTTGTGGCGGTTTTGCAATAAGTGAAAAGTTTTTAAGGAACGGATGGAAAGTAATTTCTAATGATAAGAATATTTATGTTGTTGAATTATTAAGAAAAACCATCTTTGAGAAATTACCTGAAAAGAAAGTTACTAAATTTGTAACAAGAGAAATGTTTATTGACGTTCAAAAGAATCCTGATAAATATGATAAATGGTTCGTGGGGTTTGTTCAGTGTTGTTATTCTTTTGGGAACAATCAGAGAAGTTATTTATTTGGGAAGGATGTCGAACCGATTAAAAAAGCAGGACATGAATTAGTGATTAATAAAAATCCAGACTTAGTTAAAGGGTTAATTCCTGACAGATATATTGAGCAAATTTTAAAACAAACTGACTGGCATAAACGAAGAATCGCTTTAGTTAAAGTTAGTAAAATTTTACAGAATAGAAAATTTGAACTGCAACAACTGCAACAACTGCAACAACTGCAACGACTGCAACAACTGGAACAACTGCAACAACTGGGACAACTGGAACAACTGGAACAACTGGAACTTTATAGCGATGATTATAAAGTTGTTAAAATTCCCAAAGATGCTATCGTATATTGCGACCCACCATATAAAGGGGTTACTGAATATAAAGAGGGTGCTTTTAATCACATTGAATTTTGGGAATGGGTAAGAAAAATATCCAAAAAGAATAAAATATATATTTCTGAATACTCTGCTCCGTCAGACTTTAAAGCGTTGCTAACATATACACAGAAAAGCACTTTACAAGGCGGGACACAAAAGCATAACGAACAGCCGAAAGAAAATATATTCATTCCAATAGGGCAGGAAAAGTTTAAAACCATCCACAATGAAAAAGATTAGAAAAAGAGCAACACCGAAAACAGACAGGATAAGAACAAATGAAAAAAAGATTTTGCAACTGTATAAAGACGGTGCAATTGACAAAGATATAATAAGCTCTTTAAATATATGTGCGGAAACTTATCGAAAATATTTAAGGAATAACAGAGACTTCTACGATAAGGTTTGGGAAATAAAGAATGAATTTGATGTGGAAGAAGTCGAAGAAAGTTTAAAGAAGCGTGCTAATGGGTTTGAGTATGAGGAAGTTCATACGGAAATTAATGAAGACAAAGACGGTAAACAAAGAAAATCCGTGAAAAGGATAAAGAAGTTTGTTCCTCCTGATACTACTGCGATAATATTTCATTTAAAAAACCGTAAACCTAAGAAATGGAGAGATAAGCAGGAGGTAGATGTTACTGTTGTTGATTTATCAAAAGCAATTGAAAATCTTGACAATGCAATCGGAGCCGCTAAAACAAATAACTAAACAGTGAATCTCTATCCTTATCAGCTTGACTACTATCATGACAACACAAATCTTGATATAACTTTAAAATCCCGTAAGATAGGATTTACGAGCGGCGGTATTGCTCCAAAGTCTGTAAGGCGCTGCTTAATGGGAATTGACCAGTTATTAGTTTCAAGCTCACAAAGGCAGTCCCTGGAGTTGATGAAGTATGTCGAGATATATATCGAAACCGTTTTAAAGCCTACAGGCACAAAACTGATAAAAGATACAAGCACTCAAAAAACATTTTCAAATAAAAAATCAATTCATTGTTTACCAAGCTCACCGAATACAGTTGTTTCATTCACAGGGGACGTACGTTTAGACGAGTACCCATTACACAAAGAAGATAAGAGAATGTTTGAGGCAATGTTACCAACAATAGTTAACAGCGATTCTTATCAGCTATCAATTACCGGCACTCCTTTAGGATGTTCAAATATGTTCTATAACATTTTTACAAACCAGTTCGACAGATACCCGGACTTTAAAAGGAACAGGATTACATGCTGGGATGCAATCAAGATGGGGTGCAACATGAACATCGATTTGATTAAAAGGAACTTTGATGAAGAAAGTTTTAGACAAGAATTTGAATGTGAATTTATTGATGAATCAACTTCGTTCTTTCCGTATGATTTATTGAAGTCTTGTATTGACGACGATTACACAAACGTACAGGGACGTTCATGTATGGGGATTGACATAGGGCGTACCAATGACAGAACAGGAATAGCAGTCGCAACCGAACAAAAAGAAAAATATTATCTTAACAAACTTGAAACACTTGCAAACAAAGATTTTAACACACAAAAGTTTTTCATTAAACAAATGTATCAAGAGTATGGTATCAGTTCAGCTTATCAGGATGCGGGTGCAATTGGATATCAAATAGCAGAGGAATTAGAAAAGGAGTTATCAGGATATAAACGTTGCTTTACAAATCAAACTGTATTTATGAATGATGTTGTAACATTTACTAAAAAGCTAATGGAACAGGGAAAGTTTAAATTTAACGAGGATAGGGACTTAATAAATGATTTTCACAAAGTACAGAAAACAGTTACAGTAAACAATAATATTTCATTCCGCATTGAACGTGATAAATCAGGTCACGGTGACAGAGCAATCGCTGTAATGTTGGCTTTGTATTGCTTTAAAGAAAATAATAATCCCGGGATTTTCTTTGTATAAAGAAAATTTATCTTGACATTGGTGTTTAAATTTATAAGTTTTGTATTAGTTCTTAATAAGACCGGTTAAAGCCGTAACTAAAAATTAGAAGGCGAATCTTCAACATACAGCAGAAATGCAGTGTGTGTTGAGGTTTCGCTTTTTTTGTTATTCTAAAATGAGTATAGCAGAAAAAATAAAAAACATATTTAGTAAGAAAAAAGATTATAGCCTCACAGACTATCAAGGTTTAAGCAAAGTCTTTCCACAATTATTTAGCAGCAATGCGGATAACTACGCATCATTTGCTTATGCGTGTGCCAATGTAAGAGCTAACAATATCGGTATGGCTAATATCATTGTTCAAAAGTATCAAGGCAAACACTGGATTGAACTTGAAAACCCTTATGACTATGTATATAAGTTTTTTCAAAAGAATAATATTTACGACCAGTCAATAAACGATTTATGCAAACTTAATTCCCTTTCACTTGATTTCAAGGGCGTGGCTTATTGGTGGATATTAAGAGACGCAATCGGAACACCGCAGCAATTTATTCCTTTACCGTCGTATTTGAGAACAGTATTTAATGACACAAATACCGAGATACTTTACTACGAATTAATCCAGACAGGCAGAACGTTACGTTTTGAAGTTCAAGATATACTTGTCTTTAAACTTCCGATAATTGACAATCCATACGGATATAAAGCAACTATATCGGCAATACCAGACCAGCTGGCAATTGACAAACTACAATCGACATTCCAAAAAACATTCTTAACTAACAACGCAAGATTTGATGGATTTCTGTATTCCGAGAATAGTTTAACCGATGACCAAAAGAAAAGCATTAAAACCCAATGGCAGTCAAAATACGGCGGTGCTGAAAATGCAGGCAAGACACCTGTATTAGAGGGCGGATTAAGGTATGAGCAACTTCAAAGCTCGGTAAAAGAAATGGATTATGTTAATTCAAGAAACTTAATTCGTGATGAGATATTAACGATATTCCAAACTCCGAAAGCAGTGCTGGGTATTACCGATGATGTGAACAGGGCATCAGCGCTTGCAACAATATCAAGTTACATTGAAAATAATATTATTCCGTTCTCAATGAATATCAGTTCAAAGCTAACATCATTCGTTAAAACTAATTTCAGAGAAAATTTAAGAGTAGTATTTGACTTTCAATTAAAGCAAGACCCGACGGTACAGATTGAACAAAATAAATTACTCATAGAATCCAATGCGATAACAATAAACGAATTAAGACAGCAATATAATTTCGATGAAATAGAAGGCTACGATGAATTAAAACAGCCTATCCCGAAAGAAGAAATAATCCCCGACGAAGAAAACAACGAAGAAAATAATAATAATGAAAACTAAATTTTTTAATATTTGTGATACTGAGACAAAATCACTCAAAGAAGAAAGAGCGATAATTCATTACATATCAACTAATGATATTGACAGGACGAAAGATATAATGAACCCGCTTGGTATGGATGCAAGTGATTTCAATAAGACTAAAACAGTTTTCTTTAATCATAATTACAATCAGCCGATTGCAAAGAACACAGAGCTGTTTGTCGAAAGTAATGGCGTAAAAGCAAAAACAGTTTTTAGTAACACAAAATTTGCTGACGATATTTATCGATTACATTTAGAGGGAATTATAAATACTTGGAGCATAGGTTTTACGGCAAAGAGTGAGGACATTAAACAGAATGATAATGTATGGACATATAACAAATGGAATTTATTTGAATACAGTTCAGCCCCGCTCCCGGCTAATCCCAATGCTTTGGATAGTGCGAAGTCAATCGTAAAGTCAATCGAGGGAATAACAATGGTTGATAGCTCTTTAAAGTACCTTGAATTTAATTCAATCATAGAAGCACAGAGTAAAGAATTAAATGAAATAAAAGATTTAATAAAGAATCTGAATAAAACAGATAGCAACAACATACAAGAAGAAATAAGGAAAGAATTTAACAAAGAAATAGAAGAGATAAAAAATCTAATTAAACTAAATTCAGAGGTATTCAACAAATCCATTACGGGTGTTAATGGTAATTACACAGACTTACTGAATAGAATTAAACAACTCGATACTAAAAAGCTAAACGACATTGAACTGGCACGAATCATAACGGGGGAAGTTATGGCGGGGGTGAACAGTCAAATAGCAAAGGCATTTTTAATGGTGACGGGTAAAGAAATAAATTTAAACTAAAAATAAAATGTCAGAAGGAAATAAAACATTCACAGACGAAGTAAGAGATGTAGTTCGTGGTATGGTTGACGAAGTTCAGAAAACCTATTCAAGCGATTTAGAAAAAGTAATCAAGATGAATGAAAGTTTGTCGCAGATTGCTAAAAGGTTTGAAGTCAATGAGGATAAGAAAACAGAACTGTTTGAAACCGACCCGAATTATGCACTCTCTGCTTTTGTCACAGCGCAAAAGAAACGTGATACAAAAACGATTGCAAAGTTAACCAAAGCTGCAGACCCAAACGATGTAACAACGGATGCAGACGGCGGATATACAGTACCTACAATTGTTTCAAATGAAATACTAAGGATATTCCCTACATATTCACAAGCAATGTCAGAATTAAGGGTTATTCCTTTAGCAAACGGACAGACAATAAACTTTCCTACAAAGTTGACGGGGTTTACAACTTCTGTTGTAGGTGAGGGATCGGATATAACATCAACAAAGCCTACATTCGGACGTGTTCAGCTTGTCGCAAAGAAGTTTGCATCGCTCGGAGTTGTAACCTCTGAATTGTTAATGAACAGCAATGCCGCAATTGGCTCTTATCTTATGGATATAATGATGGAATCAATGGGACAGAAACTGGACTCGTTAATATTTCAGGATGGCAATACTACATGGGAAGGACTTTTCTATGCAAGTAATACTTACGGAAATACCACTGCATTAACCGGTATCAACGGAAATACTTTGGTTTATCCTGAGCTTGTAACTTCCTCCTTATCAATTGACCAGGGATATTTGAGAGGTGCAAAATGGTATTTCTCAAGAACAACTGCTGCACATATAAGAACTTTAGCTGACGGTTCCGGAAGATACATATTTGAACCAGCAACAAACACAATGCCAGCAATGTTACTCGGTTATCCTGTTGTAATAGTTGAGGCTGCTCCTGCATTACCGAGCGTCGCATCTAAAACAGTTACATTACTTGGTAACTTGAAAAACTCCTTACTTGGTGACATAGGCGGTTATTCAATAGCTTATTCGGATTCTGCGACAGTTGACGCAACAAGTGCATTCCAAGCAGATTTAAACGCAATTCGTATGATTAAACACTGGAGCTTTGACAAGGCAATGATAACAGCTTACGCAACAACTGAAACTAAATCATCATAAGGAGATAATGACAATGAAAAAAGTAATTTTAATAGTTCTATTGCTGATAGCAACGGTTTCATTTGCGCAAACAGATTTATACACCGAAACATATTCAACAGTTGTAAGAGATTCAGTCGCACTTGCAGGCTCTACCGATGCAGGTTCTGATTGGTTTACAAATGCCGGATATGACCAGATAGGAGTTCTTTTCTTCAATGGTGTTTATTGGTACGAATACATGATAGCCGCACCGGTGAAACATTATTCAAAGTTAAGAATATACATTGAGGGTTCTGATACTACGGTAAGAGTGCAAGGGTATTACAGCTCTGTTATTCCCGTGACAGTTCCCGTATGGACTACAAGCTCTACAAAGACATACGCTTTAGACTTTGGAGGGGATGGTAGTACAATCGGTGTATGTACATCTCCGTGCATGGTACAAATGCGAGGGTACTATAAACGAAATCTTTAAAGCGGTAAAACTAACTAATAATTGAGAGGGCTTTTCGTTAGCCACGACAAAGCCCTCTTTATAAAAAACAAAAAATGTATAAAGTAAAATTTAAAAAGAACATAACAGTAAATGGGGCGCAGTACCTGCAAGGCACCGAATACAATATAAGTCAAGAAGTATTTGAATTTGTTTCTTATCACGTTGAAATAATCTCAAAGCCAGAAATAAAAGAAGAAGTAAAGAACAAAGTCATTAATCCTAAGAATGTAAATAAGAAGTGATAATTCTAAATGACATAAAGGAATATTTAACAATAACAGAATCAGGACAAGATAGTAAACTTGCAGGGTTTCTCAATAATTCCATTTCTGAAATTGAAAGATATTGCAATCGTAAATTTAAATACAACACTTACACTGAATATTATGACGGAGACGGATTAGAATTATTATATACAAGGACTTATCCTTTAAAATCAATAACATCAATAAAATATTATGATACTGAAACAGAGGTGTTTATAGATTTAATAGACGGAACAGGCGATACGATTACTAATTCAGTTGAAATAACAAATGATTATATATTACTCCGCAAAGGTTATGTATTTCCGGCTGGCACAAGAAACATTCAGATTGTTTGCGTTGCTGGATATAAATGTTTAACAGGCACAGGAACAATAAGCATAACAATCGGAACGAAAGCAGTTACAGGCGTAAGTACTCTATTTACAACCGAAGCAACAGCAGGCGATATAATTCAATGTCAGGGTGAAGAAATGGAAATTAATGTCATAACAAATAATACAGGTCTTACGGTAATTGATAACGCAAACGTTTCAATCAGTGGCAAAAACTATGTCATTAAAACAACTCCAGACGATTTAAAGCAAGTATTAATTGAGAAAGTTGCATTAAAATATTTCGATAGTGTAAAAGGGCGTTTAGGTATTAGCTCGGAAAATATAGGTTCTCAAGCATC